TTGGATTGCGTATTAGCAATAGTTAATAGATCCCATTCTCCTGTTTGTGCATTTATTGCAGGAGCAAAAACATAATCGTCTACATTTAAACCTGACTCAATAGCAAATTCTTCAGGTGTCCACGATTTAAACTCAGTTTCAACACCTCCTTGTTCAATCATACCATTTGTATTATTATAATGAGGTGCTTCTCCTCCAACATAAGCTTGATCTTTCGTTGCTGCCGCAATTAGAGCTTCAGGATCTAGACCTCCTTGGGCTGCTGCATACATTGAAGTGCCTATAGCTTCGCCTACTACTGGTAGCGCATCTGCTCGTTCTGCTTTCTTAATCTCTTCTTGTCCAATACGAATCGGATTACCGTCATCATCTAATATTAAATTACCTTGTTGATCTTTTTTATATTGAGCTGCTATGTTAGCCTCAGTTCCGAACATATCTGCCATTTCTGTTGATTTAGCAGTTACACCACCAGGTTTATAAGCTCCAATAAAGTCAGTTGCTTCTTGCTTAATTAAATTATGAAAATCATCCCAAGTATAAGTAGTGCCTTCTATTTCAACAGAATCTGCTGGATTTGTACCATCACCTGCTTCATATAAAGCTTCAAATATATTTTGTCCTGTTAATCCTTGTTGATTTTTAAGAAGCGTTCCTTGAAAGCCACCGTCTTGCCAAGATGTATTTACTTCTTCAGCAGAATAAGTACCTCCTAAATCAGCTAGTTTTGCTTCAGGAGCTATGGCTGCTCCTTTAGGCCCTTCTCCGCCAGCCAACCATCTTGCATATCCTTCTGGATCTGCTATGTAACCTTCTGGATATTCGCCTGTTTCAGGATCAATATTTGGATCTTGTTTTGTTAGAGGCGGATCACCTTGAGTCCATTGTCCTGTATTACCATCAAAATACCATCCATCAGCTAGTGCTTGCTCTATAGTATCATATCCGTATTGTTTCCACCACATCCCTCCGCCAGGAGGTGTATCATCTTCATCATAAACAGGATCATCCTCACCATTTAGGTCATCGTCACCTCCACCTCCACCGCCACCGCCACCGCCACCGTTTTCTTCGGTGTGGTATGGTTGATCATCTCGGTATGGATATGGTCTTCCTTGACTATAAAACTTTTCTAGTTCAGCTAATCTTGCTTGCAAGCCAGTAGGATCAAACGCTTTTGTATTCTCTAGTAATTTTAATCTTTCTCGTAAAGCTGTAGGATCAAAAGTTGCACCTGCTTCACCGCGTAAGCCTCTTTCGCCTCGTTCACCTCTTTCGCCTGTGTAACCTGTCATGCCTCTTTGACCAGCTTCACCTCTTTCACCTGCTTTTCCTCTGAATCCTGCTTCACCTCGTAGGCCTCGTTCACCTCTTGCTCCTGCTGTTCCTGCTATACCTCTTTCACCGCGTAATCCTGCTTCACCTCGTAGGCCTGCGGTACCTGCAGAGCCTCTTTCGCCTCTTTCGCCTCTTGCGCCTCTTGCGCCTGCAGCTCCTGCAACTCCTGCAGCACCTCTTGCTCCTGCAACTCCTGCAGCACCTCTTGCACCTGCAACTCCTGCAGCTCCTCTTGCTCCTGCGGCACCTCTCTCTCCAGCATAACCTCGTTCTCCTCTTGATCCTGTGGCACCTCTCTCTCCAGCATAACCTCGTTCTCCTCTTTCACCAGTATAACCTCTTTCTCCTCTTGCAGGTTGACCTACATTTGGATCAAATCCGCCATTTTGGCCTCCTGCGTATCCTCCTGCTGGAAAACCCACACGACCACCTAGTCGATAATCTTGCCTAGTTACCATATTTCTTAAACGAGTCATTTTCTTTTACCTTCTTATTATTAATCTTTAGTTGTTTTAATTTTTCTTTGCTTCATCGATGTGAAGTTCTACTAGTTTATCAATTTTAGCTTCTAATTTACTTAACAAATTCATCATTCTATCTATACTATTATTTAATTCAGATTTAGTAACATATATTCTTGCTATTTCTTCTCTTGTTCTATTAAGAAGAACACCTTGTCTTTTTAGTTCTTCCTGATTTTGACGAATGTTCCATATTAAAGGTGCAACCACTAAGGTTACGATTATATTCCAAATTATCCAAGTAGTTTCCATTCCCATTCCCATTTAAGTGTTCCTTATTATGACTAATTTTCTTAGAGTATAGCCGTTGTGGTCTTCTATTGTTTCATTATTTATAACTGATGAATTTTGAATCTCTCCAGAAGCATTCGGATTAATACTATTAGCATAAGCAAGGTGCATACTTGATCCATCAATTACCCAAGTGGAAGTTTCTGGAATATCGTCAGAAATACTTTTATAAAAAGCATCTACTGCTTCAGTCCATTCCATAGTAAAACTCCAAGCATTACTTCCTGATTCATCTGCTCTCATCATATCGACCAAACAACAGAACATTCCTTGACCTTCTATTTCTCTTCTACCTGATCCATACATTACAATATAGTCATCTATTTCTACTTTATATACTATAGGAGCTTCATTAAACCAATCTTGTACTGCCATTAATTTAAGTGCCTCAGTTGCAGTTGGTAATACATCAAACTCTTCCCAAGTCATATTTGGCGGATCAGAATCTATATAAGGTAATGACTGATTAAACAGGTCTTCAAAAATAGTTGCATCTATTTCGCTTGCATCAATTTGTGTAACTGTCATTGTCATTTTAATCTTCCTCCCACGAATCGCCATCCCAATATCTTGCGTTATGCGCAGATGCCGAAGCTACTTCAGTTTCTATTATTGATCCTGTTGCTCCTGTTGCAGTACTTCTTTCAAATACAGTAGTATCAGTTGCTCTACTAGTTGCCGTAGCTATTGTTGTGTCCGAAGTTCTACTAGTTCCTGTGGCATATGCTGTTTCTGTTCCGTATGTTGTAGTTGTTGATATTGTCGTATCTGATGCTCTACTCGTGGCATATGCAGTATCGTATGTAGTATCAAATGTACTTGTCGTAGCATAAGCCGTTTGTGTAGTTTTACTTGTCGCAATTGTTGTGTCAGTATCAAAAGCAGTCGTAGTATCGAATACAGATGAAGTAGTATATGCAGTCGTTGTAGCAAATGCGGTATCATATGTAGTTGTTGTACTCTTACTTGTTGCTGTTGCAGTACCTGTATCAAAGGTACTTGTTGTACTTTTACTTGTAGCATAAGCTGTATCAGTATCATAAATTGATGTAGTACTTTTACTTGTAGCGTATGCCGTTGCTGTATCAAATGTAGTAGTAGTAGCTACTGTTGTTTCCGTTGCTATAGTAGTGTCAGTATCAAAAGCAGTTGTAGTGGCATACGCAGTAGTTGTGTCTGTTGCTCTACTAGTTGCAGTTGCTATCGCTGTGTCTGATGCTCTACTTGTTGCATAGGCAGTATCTGTATCAAAGGTACTAGTAGTATCAAATGTTGTAGTAGTATCTGTTGATCTACTTGTTGCTGTAGCACTAGATGTTGCTGTAGCAATTGCTGTATCAAACGTAGAAGTAGTACTTTTACTAGTTCCTGTTGCAATTGTAGTATCAAATGTACTTGTTGTACTCTTACTTGTTCCTGTTGCTATTGCCGTATCAAATGTACTTGTTGTATCTCTCTGTGTTGCTGTGGCATAAGCAGTCTGTGTATCAAAGGTACTAGTTGTAGTCCTAGATGTTGCAGTAGCGATTGCCGTATCAAAAGTGCTTGTCGTACTTTTACTTGTTCCTGTAGCGTATGCTGTTTGCGTATCATATGTACTTGATGTAGATCTACTTGTTCCTACAACACTAGAGGTTGCTGTATCGAAAGTTGTCGTAGTACTAACAGTTGTTGCATACGCTGTATCATATGTACTCGTAGTTGTTTTACTCGTTGCCGTAGCGATTGCAGTATCGTAGGTTGTCGTAGTACTAACAGTTGTTGCATAAGCCGTTGTAGTATCGAAAGTCGTTGTTGTAGCTTTACTTGTTCCTGTCGCAATAGCTGTGTCAAAGGTTGTCGTAGTCGTATACGCTGTAGTAGTTGCATAAGCCGTTGCAGTATCGAATGTCGATGTTGTAGTTCTACTCTCTGCCGTACTTTTACTTGTTGCATATGCAGTTGTAGTGTCGAAAGAGGTAGTTGTGCCAAAAGTCGTTGTTGTAGCGATTGCGGTATCAAACGTAGTTGTTGTAGTATAAGCGGTAGTTGTGCTTCTACTTTCAGCCGTAGACTTCGATGTATCATATGTAGTTGTTGTAGTATACGCAGTAGTTGTAGATCTACTTTCGGCTGTACTTCTTGCTGTAGTATAGGAAGTAGTTGTACTTCTACTTTCTGCGGTACTTCTACTTTCTGCCGTAGCTCTCGATGTAGCATATGCAGTTGTCGTACTATGACTTGTTCCATATGTAGTTGTCGTGCTATGACTTGTTCCATAAACTGTTGACGTACTGTGACTTGTTCCATAAACTGTTGACGTACTGTGACTTGTTCCATAAGTTGTTGACGTACTATAAGTTGTTGTCGTGGATCTACTTTCTGCTGTAGAATGTGAGGTAGCATAAGTTGTAGTAGTTCCATAAGTTGTTGTCGTAGAATACGCTGTCGTAGTACTTCTACTTTCTGCGGTACTTCTACTTGTACTAATTGTACCACCTTCTGAAGTAGTTCTACTCTCGGATGTAGTCTTTGAAGTATCAATTGATGTTTCTCTATTATATTGGTTAGTTTTACCCCAATATGTTGTCCAAGAGGTAGCATACGTAGTAGATGTATCATATGTAGTAGTAGTATCGTGTCCTGCATCTGTAGAAAACGTAGTAGTTGTACTATACGTTGTTGTAGTAGCTCTACTTTCTGCTGTACTATGACTTGTTTGTGTAGTTTTACTTGTATCATATGTAGTTGTTGTAGAATAAGCTGTTGTAGTACTTCTACTTTCCGCAGTACTTCTTGCTGTAGTATAGGAAGTAGTTGTACCTTTTGACGTAGTGTACGAAGTCGTTGTGCCTTTTGACGTAGTATAAGAAGTTGTAGTTCCTTTACTTGTGGTATAAGATGTAGTTGTACCATGACTTGTTCCGTATGTTGTCGTTGTAGAATATGCTGTTGTAGTACTATATGCTGTAGTAGTAGAATGACTTGTTCCAAAAGTTGTTGACGTACTATAAGCTGTTGTCGTACTTCTACTTTCAGCAGTACTATGTGCTGTAGCAAAAGTAGTTGTAGTAGTATATGCCGTTGTCGTACTTCTGCTTTCTGCCGTAGATTTACTTGTTGCATACGCTGTATCAGTACTTCTACTAGTATCTGTAGTTTTGCTAGTTCCTGTAGCAATCGCAGTATCGAAAGTTGTTGTAGTAGTATACGCTGTCGTAGTATCTACTGTTGTTGCCGTAGCTATAGTAGTATCTGTGCTTCTACTTTCTGCTGTAGACTTACTTGTAGCGTAAGCTGTATCAGTATCAAATGCTGTTGTAGTACTTGAGCTTGTTGCTGTCGCTATTGCAGTATCAAATGTTGATGTAGTACTCTTACTAGTAGCATACGCAGTAGTAGTATCAAACGTAGTTGTAGTATCTGTCGTTGTCGCTATTGCAGTATCAAATGTACTTGTTGTACTCTTACTTGTTGCAGTATCGAATACTGTTGTAGTATCAAATGTTGTAGTAGTAGCTACAACTGTCGCAGTTGCTATTGTAGTATCAGTATCAAATGCTGTTGTGGTACTAACAGTTGTTGCATATGCTGTAGTAGTATCGAAAGTTGATAAAGTATCTCTTGTTGTTGCTGTTGCAATCGTAGTATCAGTATCAAATACAGTCGAAGTATCCCTGGTCGTTGCAAATGCTGTATCAGTAACGAAAGCTGTAGTTGTACTCTTACTAGTAGCATATGCTGTTTCCGTATCAAAAGCTGTTGTAGTACTTACTGTTGTTGCGTATGCAGTTGTAGTATCAAACGTGGTTGTAGTATCAAATGCAGTTGTAGTAGCTGTTGCTTTACTTGTAGCTGTATCTCTAGTAGTAGCTGTTGCTATCGCAGTATCAAAAGTCGTTGTAGTAGCATAAGCCGTATCAGTATCAAACGTAGTTGTAGTAGCTGTTGCTATTGCTGTATCTGTAGTTCTACTAGTTCCTGTAGCATATGCAGTTGCTGTAGCATATACACTTCCTGTACTTTTACTTGTTGCAGTAGCAATAACAGTATCAAATGTTGTTGTAGTACTTGTACTTGTTGCAGTTGCTATTGCAGTATCATAAGTTGTTGTAGTAGCTCTAGTTGTTGCAAAGCCAGTTGTTGTATCGAATACTGTTGTAGTACTTGCACTTGTTGCTATTGCAGTATCGGTAGCTCTACTTTCGGCTGTTGTTATACTTGTAGCTGTAGTTTTACTTGTTCCTGTTGCATAAGCTGTCTCAAACGCGGTTGTCGTTCCTATCGTTGTATCTGTAGCTCTAGTCGTTGCATGTGCTGTCGATGCCGAAGTATCAAAGGTTGTAGTAGTAGCAAACGCAGTTTCTGTAGCCTTCGATGTATCAGTTGTAATAGTTGTATCTGTATCAAAGGCTGTAACAGTACCATATGCTGTTGATGTATCATATGTTGTAGTCGTACTTCTAGATGTATCATATATAGCATTGAAGAATGTAGATAACGTACCATCAGTTTCTTTGACAATAGCATAATTTACAAATTTGACAGTACCATCAGTTACTTTTATATGTACCTGTTGTGGTGTCTCTATCGAATCTCCATCCCATATTTTGAGAGCCATCTAATCAGTCCTCTCTATTAGACTACGTACCAAACGTGACCTGTCCTCTTTCCAGTTCCTGATCCTGGTGCTGAAGTTACAATACTAAATCTGTCTGAGTCAAAATCGGTCATAGCTACTTGTTTCATTGTTCCGTTATCATTAACAACAAGTCTATCGGCATCTTCAAGCGTAGTCGAACTAGCTGCTGTTCCGCCATCCATAATGTTTAATTCTGCTGCTGTGGAATTAACTCCGTCTAGGATATTCAATTCTGCTGCTGTACTTGTAACATTTGTTCCGCCTATATCAAGCGTTGTTACTGATATTTCTCCTGCTATTGTAGCTATTCCGTCTGCCACAGTTATTAAATCAGTATCATCTCCATGTCCTATTGTAGCACCATTAATAACAACATCATCTACAGTCAAGGTAGTTAGTGTACCTAAACTTGTAATATTTGATTGTGCCGCAGTTGTTACTGTAGCTGCAGTTCCTGAAGTATTACCAGTTACGTTACCTGTAATATTTCCTGTAAAGGTTGCGGTAACACCTGCAGTTGTAAGCATTCCTGTGCTAGGATTATAATATAAACCTGTATCAGTTTCTGCTCCTTGACTTCCTGTAGCTCCGTCAACAAAGACAGGATATACTGTTTCATCTGTTGAATTATTTGCAGTAGCTGTAAAATTATCTGCTGTTCCAGTAGTATCTTGGTTAAGAGTACCAACTGTGAAATCGATTGTACCGTCTCCGTCTTGGTATGTAACAGTAATACCCGATTCGGTATTTCCTGTCACCATTCCACCTGCAATATCTTGTACTTCTTCTGTGCTTAGTCCTTCATCTGCTGCCCAGGCTATGTCTGTTCCGTCTGATTTAAGAACATATCCACTTGAACCTAGTGCTAAAGCTGCTGGATTTCCACTTGAATCTCCATATATAACTTTACCACGAGCAAGGCCAGCCATCTTAGCTAGTGAAACTGCGTTGTCTGCTATTTCATCTGTATCTACAGCATCGTCAGCTAAATGAGCATTATCAATACTACCATCTGCATAATGTTCACTATCTATAGCATCATCAGCAATATGTGCATTATCTATACTTCCGTCTGCATAATGTTGTGAGTCAATAGCATCATTAGCTATATATCCGCCTGCTATAGCTGTACCTTGCCATACACCTGTTCCTATTGTTCCTACAGTAACTAAATTAGCTGCTGATGTAATAGAAGCTTGTGTTCCTCCTGTTACAGTTGCTGCTGTACCTGATGCATTTCCTGTAACATTACCTACTACTGCTCCTGTAAACTGTGTAGCTGTTATTACACCTGTACTTGGATTATATGTTAATCCAGTATCTGTTTCTATTCCTTGTGTTCCTGTTGCGCCATCTACAAAAGTTGGATATACAGTCTCATCGGTTGAATTATTTGCTGAAGCTGTTATACTTGTTGCTAATCCTGCTGTTCCTGATATATTTCCTACAACGAAATCGAGTGTATTATCTCCGTCATCGTATGTTACTGTAATATCTGTTTCAGTATTAGATGTAACCATAGCTCCTACAGTATCTGCTATATATTCGTTTAAGGCTGTTCCGTCTACTGTATAAGCATCTGCTTCTAATGTTCCGTCAATATCTGCATCACCGCTTATATCTAAAGAACCTGCATCTAACTCACCACTAATAGTAATATTTCTACCACCAGTAATATCTATATTTGCATCTGTTATAATAGCTTTACTTGCTATTGCTGTTCCGTTTGTTATTCCATCTATAAGATTTATATCTGTTGCACTAGCTGTAACACCATCTAATATATTTAGTTCTGCTGCTGTGCTTGTAACACCATCAAGAATGTTTAATTCTGCTGCTGTGCTTGTAACACCATCAAGAATGTTTAATTCTGCTGCTGTGCTTGTAACTGCAGTACTATTTATAGATAATGCATCTGTTTCAAGAGTACCATCAATATCTGCATCACCTGAAATGTCTAAACTTGTAGCATCTACTTCACCTGATACTGTTAAAACAGAACCATCATAAGTTAAACCTGACTCAGCATCTAATTCAGTAGTAGTGCTTCCTATAGTAACTAGTTCGTTTTCTGTAGCATTATTTAATGCTGTTATTGTTCCTAATGCAACGAAATCTAATGTATTATCTGCATCTTGGTACGTAACAGTAATGTTTGTCTCTGTATTACTTGTTACCATAGCTCCAACAGTATCTGCAATATATTCGTTTAGTGCAGTTCCATCAACAGTATAAGCATCTGCTTCCATTGTACCATCAATATCTGCACTACCTGAAATATCTAAGGAAGCTGCATCAAGTTCTCCACCAATAGTTAATAAACCACTAGAAGGATTATATGTAAATCCTGTATCTGTCTCTGCTCCTTGCGTTCCAGTAGCTCCATCAACAAATACAGGATACGTAGTTTCGTCTGTGCTGTTATTTGCGCTAACTGTAACGGATGTTGCTAAAGTTGCTGTAGTTGCAGTATCTGCATTGCCTGTAACTGCTCCTGTCAACGGACCTGCAAAGGCATCTGAAGTGACTGTACCATCAAAAAACGCATCTTTAAATTCTACTGAGCTTGTTCCTAAGTCTATATCATTATCTGTTACTGGAACTATTGCTCCGTCTTGTATTCTTACTTGCTCTACTGCTGCTGAAGCTACTTCTACAAAGAACCCCCAACGATTATTTGTGCTGTCTACAGCTATCTTATTTAAAAGGTCTAAATCACCTATTCCTGATACGCCACCACCTTGTCCAGCAGAGCCATCATGTGTATGTCCTGTAGCTGATGCATCAGTTGAACTATATGCGAATGCGTTTACTATTTGGTCAAATTCGTCATTAAACAGAGCAGCCGTAATGGTGTCTCCGTCTGAAAACGAGCTTTGCCTTGTATAATTTTGTGCCATTTATTGTCTCCCCGATGGTACGTAGTCTATATAAAGACCGTTAACTGTGTATGATGGATCTTGATTGTTGCTATAAACTCTAAAATAGTTGCTTGTTCCGCTTCCTTCAACTGCTTGTGTTGTTAAAGGATCTGCTGCTGCTCCGAACTTATAATCACCTAATGTTGCTTCTCCAAATAAAGCAGGTGCAAAAATACTTAAAGAATAATCTCCTGGTTGTGGAATATTAGCATCATCAAAATTGTATCTTATTTGTAATTTTGTATCAATATCTCCTTCAGGAGTAATAGAAACTTTAACATATCTTAAAGTTTTTAAAGTTCCTAAATCTCCGTAATCTAGATCAGGAGTTTGATATTTTGCTAAAATATTAGTATCAACACCTGCTTCACTTACAAAATTATCTCCTGTATCATGGTTCCATACTTTTCCTGCATAATCTCCATGATAATATCTTTCAACTCCATCGTAACTAAAACCTGACGTTGCTGCAGAACTTGCATCTATTCTAAAAGTTTCTGACCATTGAAATTGCGCTACTCCTTCTTTTGATGTTTTAAGAGTTCCGATTATTCCTTTAGAAGCATCTCCTGTAGTAGAATCTCCATAATATAAGCGATACTGAGATTTGTCTCGTATAACAATAGTGCTTACATTATAGCTTCCTATATTATCAGATATAGTTTTTATAATTGGTTGAATAGCTCTACTGACTATACCTATCTCAACGTCTCCAATCCTTGCTGTTCCTGCTAGTGTTCTTATTCCGTCTGGTGCTAAGAATACTAAGTCACCACCAATTTCTTGAATACTTCTTCCGTCTAAACAACCTATATTTTGTGTAAGTGGCTGTACTGCTATAGATGCTGAAATATTTATATTAACTAATTTATAGATACTATTTTTACAGAATATAATTAAGTCATCACGAAAACTTCTTAATCCTACTACTTGATCATCTAATACAATACTTCCTGATCCACTTGATGTAAAATCTTCTATATCACTTGTTCCGCTATAAAAAATAGTATTTGGTGCTGTTGCTGCTCCTGCTACAACTAAATGTTTGTCATGTATTGTGCAATACTTTGGATAATGTGTACCGCTTACTGTTATTTCTTTTGCATAGTAGGTTCTACTACTTAATGCAGAACCAGTACCTGTCATTTTAAAATAGAAAGGTTTTACTCCAGAGCCTTCATCAGTAACGATAACTTCACCGTAAGTTGTATCACCTTCATAAGTTACTAATTGTGCTATGCTTTGTGAAGTTCTAGCTGAAGTACTACGACCAGTAAAGGTTGAATAATCATCTCCGCCACTTGCAACACTTGCTCTATTTAATAATAACCAAGTTATTCCGTCTTGACTAAAATAAATATTAGTACCAGATGTTGCTATTACTCCATCTGCGTAGACATGTAATCCAGTTATATCATTATCTACATTAGGTCTTGCCGCACTTCCTCCTCCGAAAGCTGAAAAACCGTTAATTCTTCTATAACCACCAGCTATATCAACTTCAAAATTTTGTAGGATGGTAGCAGAACCAGGTTGTTGAAATAGTTCAAAAGGACTCGAACTCCTGTCCAGTCCTCCTTGACAAGCCAGAGCATAAGGTTGTGAGTCGGTCATACTACTCTAACTCTATCGTCTGCTATATATTTTGGAGCAGGATTAAGAAGATTAGATCTCATTTGCCTTAGACCATCTTTATAATCTTGTAAAGCAAAAGCAGCAGTCTGAGGATTATCCTTAAACTGATGCATATAATATCTAGCTCTTGCTAATAAAACTGTTGTATACATGTCTGGAAATACAATCGTATCTCCATGTGCGCTTAATGCTGTAGGTAAATCCCAAGCAAAGTACCAAGCTCTGTAAACCTTTTTAGGTATTGGACTTAGACCAAACTTGCGACCATCTGTACTTCTAAAAACAACATTAGGTTCTCCCCAATTTTGAGAATCAGCATCGTCTATGTTCTCTGCCTCTCTGCGGAAATCTTTCCAATCTTCGAGAGTTACAAAACGAAGATTTTTACTTACGTAGGGAGCAGATTCTCCACTAACACTAATAGTTGTTAAATAAAAGTCATCCCAATTTATAGCACTATAGTCTGTAGTTACTGCACTAGAAGATGCTTTTAGCTCGTACCAACGAGTTCCTGCTACTGTTTCGACATATACGTTTCCATATAAAGGATCAGTAGATCCACTTTCTCCTGTAGCTAAAAATGACCAACGAGGTTCAGCACTAACTATATCGCTATATGCTTTGTTCACACAATCTTTAACATGTTGTTGTATTCCTACAGCACTTGCAAATTTTGAAGAAGTTAATACTACCTCGTTTGATTCTCTTAATAACTCGTTTGATAATTGTAAAAAAGTTGTTGCCATTATGTCTTATTCCTGTTAAAATCTTTCTTATTGCCGAAAATTCTATCCCATCCTTCGGAATATAATTGTTTGTCTTTTTTGTTATAAAACTTAGAAGATAATCCAAGTTTTCGATTGCCTTTCTTTTTATTCTTTAAAATTAAAGGTCTTTGTTCTGTTCCTGCTTGTGGCATATGCTTCCATCCTAAAT